TGGTCACATGGCTTGGTTGGTTCAGTAACTATGTCAAATAAGTTCTTACCATCTATGATTCCGTCTGGTCTGTATGGCTTGGCGTCCCAGATGGCTTTTCTGATACTGTCAGAATCCCCAGCTTGGAGAGCATCTGAAGCATCTTTATAATTCTCGAGACGAGCAACCTTAACCCTGCCAGAGGGGAGTATTCCCGAGGCAAGTTCAGTGGCCGTACGCCCTGCTTCATCGTTGTCGAAGAAGAGGACGATCTCTTGGTATCCCTGTAAGAATGGGATTGCTTTTTGGAGGTCTTTCTTGGCACTTGCCGCACCATGAGGTAGGCTGACCATCGGCCAACCTGACATAACCTCGTAACAACTGGCGGCATCAAGTTCTCCTTCTGTAATTACTATTCGCTTTCCGGAGGTGGGGAAAAGATGCTGTCCAAAGAGCTGATCTGTTCTTCCACCTTCGTAATGAAAGTCTTTCTTTTTTGATTTAATTTTGAATCCAACAACTTGCCCATTGTCATTATAATATGGGAAGCGTAAGGTATTTCCGTATCGGTAAATCCTATAGAACGCATTTGTTGATTCGCTGATTTTTCGTTTGTGCAGCTGTTCAGCTGATCCGAGGAATTGTACTCTTTCATTTGTTTTCATTATATGGGTGGGTGTGTCCCCTTCCGCAGGGGTGTACGTGTGGCACGAAAAGCAAAACTTGTGACCATCAGAGTAAACTGAGTTAGCATCTGACGAGCCACAGTTAGGACAGGGTTCGTGTGCCACAAATTCGCTTTCTTCGTTCATATTAACCAATCTATGGGGATTGCGTGTGCACTTGCCCACTTGATGCCATGCTTCTCACACCATTGGGCATAGGTTGTTTTGGATTTCTTGCTGATCTTATTGAACGGAGCTTGAAATACCATACGTAAATCAATGTCGGGATTGTCTCGCATGACCGCCTTGATCTTACGTCTATCTTCTGAATCCCAATAGCCCTTAGTCTCTAGCATTACACCATTGACTAGGACAAAATCGGGATTGTAGTGGTGCTGTATGGTATATGCTACCTTGTGAGTCTCATACTCATACTTAGCACCTACTTGGTCGAGTATCTTTGCGACACTCTGTTCTAGTTTAGACCTAAAAGTCTTCGTCTTCTTCGTCATCAGGTACTGGTGCAGTAGTTACTGGCTTAGGTTCAGATGTCTTGAAGCCTTCAGTAGTACCGAACATATCGGCTACCGCTGCTTCATCCATGCTGTCTGTATCAACAGCTGCTCCTTCACCTACAGCAACAACTTGTACGCCAAGTAGTTTAAGAGAACTTCCATAGGTAACGCCATCCCTGAGTATGTATGGCTTCTGAAAGAAACCAAGCTTAACTGTAGATCCGCCATATAGAGGTGTCTTCTTATCTGTGATAGGTGTTCCCTCGGTGTCGACTACGCCGGGTCTCTTGTCCTCTCCCCACGAGAACTTAATTTTATATTTACCTTCAGCTACCTCTTCCCATGGTGTTGGCTTGAGTGTAGCTCTCTTTGGGTTCTTCAACTTGGACTGTGCCCATGTAAGGACAGCTTGTCTCTCAGTCTCAAGTGCGTCGATCACTGTCTCGTCTACAATAGCAGCGAGTGAGTAACCGAACTTACCGGGTTCAAGTATGGCTTGGAAGCCTTCTAGTTTAATCTCGTCAGTCACGTGGACGTTTTTAGGCATCAGTTTTGTTCTCCTTGTGGTATGTATCTATCTTAGACTGGATGTCAGCCTTTTGAGTTGTTAAGTAGTCAATCCTTTCGTTGATTGCTTTAAGTTGTGCGTGGTATTGTTCGTGTTTAGCTTTCTCTATGTCCTCTTTTGCCACGACGTAGATCTCTGTTGGTGCAAAGAAACTACTGAAAAAAGAACTAGGCGAGTAGAAAGCCTCTTTATAAATGTCTATTGTCATAGTTAACAGAAAAAATAAGTGGATTCTATAACCGATTCTGGTTGTAAGTCGCCAATGATAGGTGGCTCTGTCTCTGCTCCTATTTGTAGAGCAAAGTCACGGAGATAGTCATGTTCTGCAAAGAGAATCATGTACGTCTCCCTTATTATAGCAGATAGTTTATCCATATCGCAACATCTGCTTAACACACTGTCATGGATTAGTGCGATTGGTTCATCAAAACTACGCACAGCTAGGTGTAAGAGTGATGCGTCAAGACTGTGTATCAGGTTGGGTGCAGTGGCTGCCTTGTGCCTACTGAGATCGACGTCGTTTGTCTCATCTGTAGCAACACTAAGTTGACATCTGCCGAGAAGTTGTAGGTCTAGACGTTCTACTTTCTTCTTCATAATCCGTTGCTTAACAACGAAGCCTGATGGTGTTGTCCATTCAACGTAGTCTGCTCCACGCTTGATAGACTTAGACACCTCTGTCTCGATCCACTTCATTACTGACATCGGACCGGGCACGATCAAGTTCATGGCTTTCCGAACCGAAGCAACAATGGTGGTGAGTTGGTCTTTATCGACCTCTACACCTTTCTCCTTGAGAGCTTCCTTGATATAAGATCTGTTAGAAAAAGGTTTAGCGTTGTATGGTATAGTCATAACAGTACGTTTGACACACTTTCTATCCCATACAGGATGAACACTGGTTGGAATCCCTAAGCTTAGTGCTGTCTCTGCCACTTTTGCGTAAGCATCTTGTGGTTTATCAGATGGGACGACGTTGACCAGTGTAGCTGTGGACTTATCCCGAGCCAGACCAGCAAGTATCTGCAAGCCTGAGCATGTAGCGTCGGTTGCCACGGGTAGTGATGTAGTATGTCTATCCTGTTTAACACAGCAATGATAGTACTCATCACAGGCAGCTAGAAACTGCCATGGTTCTTCCGCACCTTCCCATGTTCCTAAGAAAGCAATGGGATTGGTTGCGACAGCTGAGACAAGTGAGACATTCTCTCTAGTCCACTCAAGTCTCTCTTCCATAGTAGCTTTATCTAGACCATAACTGGTAGCTACTTGGAAGGCAAGCCATTTCTCAGACACCTCGTCTGCTTCATCAGCAAACTGTAACAAACTTTTTCCAAAGTCTGTGTCTTGTGGTGTAAGAAAGGCAGGGATAGGGTATGCACGACCACGGTAGTCGAAAGACCAAGGTATATAAAACACCTCATTCTTGTAACGACGTACCGCTTCCATGGTCATGCGGGTGCGACAGGATCTCTTGAACTCTGCTGCTCGCTTATTCATTACTTCTGCCGCTTCCCTTCGATACCTCTTACGGGATTCTTTGTTGTCTGCTATGTCGTACGGCTTTGGTGGCAGTTCGTAATTTATGATAGGGAGGAACTTTCCAACACTAAATCCACGTTGCTGTAATGCTTCAGCGGTCTTTACTATAAATGGGTTAAGCCGGTATTTGACCTGTTGGATTTTGTTGAGAAAAGCTATAGGTATTTCCCCCTGTATACGGGAGGGATCGCCTCTACGAACTAAGTCGTGACCTTGCATTAGCTCATTTAACATGTAGCCCCCGGGTGACTCGTTAGTCCAATCCTTCGGAGGTATCAACATAGGCCACGCAAGCGGTGAAAAAACCTCTGCATTTGCCATCACCTCGTCCTTGATGTCCATAAACTCAGCAGTTGGTGCTATAAATACTGTAGTCTTACGACCTGTACGCATACGCTGCTTGTAAAACCAACCACTTGCTTGCATGATACAGTCAAGTAGCCATGCACCTAGCTTGATACGTATGCTTCTACCCCAAGGTGTCCATGGTTTGACCTTGTATCTGTTCATCAACGTCTTGATAACAGTTAGTTTCTGCTGTGTACCTATTGCTCTGTGCCAATAGTTTTCTTTAAGTGTTGCCAGTAATGCTGGTGCGTTTTCTTCGTAGTGTCGCATGTTACATTCGTCTTCGATAGCCCTACCAATGGCTTCGCAAACATTCGTTGCAATGTTACAACCTTCCTTGTAACCGAACACTTTATCAAATGTAATCTTACATGCAATAGTAGCTGCTGCCAACGGCTCGATCGTAGCGAGGTATATGTGTATGTCTTTGAAAGCTGCTCCATATTTACCCTGATGTATCTTGGTATTAGTCGTAATAATCTTGTCAACCACAAGTGGTAACAAAGTTTGTAACGAGGCTATACCATATATACTTGCAGACGCATAGTTTTGTTGCTCTAGCTTGAGTGTCTGATCTCTAAGACGCTTCAGACCCTGAGAAATCTGTGTCCTCTCCAGTTGTATCTGCTGATCTATCTGCTCTGGTGTAACATATGTCATCTAATTGCTCTCGTATCTGGTTGTATAGGTGCTTGTACACTTCGTTGTAGTGTGGGTGTGATTTTGGTAGCATATCTAACGCCTGTTTTTCATAAGTGTAGACGTCATCACTTGGGATAAAAGTTTTCTTTGTCATTGTCGGTGATGTATTGTTCTGGTTTAAGGTGTTGTATGTGATCGTGTGTACATACTACGAGTTCATGCTCTTGTCCAGCTAACAACTTCTTCAATCTGCGACCAGCTGCGTCTGGTCTGATATATGTGTACTCCTTGATTTTACCAGTCACGCAGTGTTTTGTACGGATAATAATATCGTATGGTGGACTGATAACCCAACCATTCATCTTCCAGTCCATGAGTTCATCATACTCAATGCTCTCAAACCATTCGGCAGGGCATTTAGATATTCTATTCCACTGGTTGGGAAAGTATTTCTTTGTCATAAGGTCTGTACCGTCTGTGTGGGTTTGCGTGTTTGTCAAGGTACACGTCCTTGAGGGTGGATTGATACCACTCCTTTGCCATAGACTCTGCTCTGTATGCAGCTTCTATGTCATCTGATGCCATCAGGCAAAAGTGCTTGCCGCAGTCAGTGTCGGCACAATAGTAGCGGTAAATAGGTGTCATGG